TGAAGAATGTTCTCAAGACGGGTATCGCAGATGAACTCACGGCACTCTCGAAGTTCAAGGAGATGAAGGAACTCAAGAAGACTGATGGAGCCAGGAAGTCTAAGATTACTGGTATCCCCAAGTTGGATGATGCGAACAAGGCTGGTACGGCACAATCTGGGAAGTGTACACTTATCGTCACAGAGGGTGATTCGGCAAAAACTCTCGCTGTCGCTGGTCTCTCTGTGGTGGGTCGAGACCACTATGGTGTCTTCCCCCTCCGTGGTAAGTGTAAGAATGTGAGGGACTCTTCAGTGGCTCAGTTGACCTCCAACCAGGAGTTCAATGACCTCAAGAAGATTTTGGGACTTCAACAGGGTAAGGAGTATACGAACGTTTCCGAGCTTCGCTATGGCCGACTCATGATTATGACTGATGCGGATAATGATGGGTCCCACATCAAGGGTCTCATCCTCAACATGATTCACTACTTCTGGCCAAGCCTCCTCAAGTTGAACTTTGTGGTTTCGATGGTGACTCCAATCATCAAAGCTACAAAGGGTTCTGAGACCAAATCTTTCTACACTGACTCTGCTTTCAGAACATGGTATGGTTCAGGGAAACAGGGGTGGAAAATCAAGTACTACAAGGGTTTGGGTACCTCGACGAGTGCCGAAGCTCGTGAATATTTCAAGAAGATTCAAGACCTCACTGTGAAGTTTGATATGGATACGATGACTGATGACTCGATCGTTCTTGCTTTCGATAAGAAAAAGTCTGATGCGCGGAAGTCTTGGCTCCTCGAGAGTACTGCCAAGGCGGCTGGTCAACTCGAGGTGGCCTATGGTGATGTGAAACAGTTGGATATCACTGACTTTGTACACAAGGACTTGGTGAACTTCAGTCTTGCAGACCTCAAACGTTCCATCGCTCATGTTGCAGATGGACTCAAACCCTCTCAACGTAAGGTGATGTACTCATGTTTCCAAAAGAACTTGACTGCGGAGATGAAGGTTGCCCAGTTGGCAGCCTATGTGGCTGAGAAGAGTGCCTATCACCACGGCGAGGTTTCCCTCGCAGATACGATTGTGAAGTTGGCCAACGACTACACGGGTTCGAACAATATCAACCTTCTCGAACCCTGTGGTCAGTTTGGTACACGGCTCATGGGTGGTAAGGATGCGTCCCAGACGAGGTACATCTTCACGAAGTTGACCAAGGAGGCGAGAAAGTTGTTTGACCCCAAGGATGATGCTATCCTCAATTATTTGGATGATGATGGGCGATCGATCGAACCAGATTTCTACATGCCCACCCTTCCCATGGTTCTGGTAAACGGGACGGAAGGGATTGGAACGGGATTCAGTTGCTATGTACCCCCATTCAACCCGGACGACATCAAGGAAAATATCAAGCGATTCCTGAGTGGTGAAGAGGCTGTACCCATGAAGCCGTGGTTTAGGGGTTTCAAGGGTAAGGTGTACAAGGATGAGAGTGGTCTTTGGATAACTGAGGGTACTTGTAGAGACACTGGTTCCAGACTCGAGGTTACGGAACTTCCACCGGGTCGCTGGACGCAGGATTACAAGGAGTATCTGGACACCTTAATGGAGAAGAAGTTGATTACCAACTACACGAACAATAGTACCACAGAGGATGTCGACTTTGAAATATTTGGGTACTCAGGGAAAGACTTGATGAAAGACTTAAAAATGAGGAAGACGTTCCATGTCTCAAATATGCACCTCTTCCATCCCACGAAGGGTATCCATAGGTACACAACCCCTGAAGAGATTCTCGCAGACTTTGTGGAACTGAGACTGGAACACTATAAGAAGAGAAAGGCGCACCTCATCGATGTCCTTGAAAAGAGGGCTGAGATGTGTGGACACAAGTCGAAGTTTGTCTCTATGGTGATTGAGGGGAGGTTAGTCGTCTTCAGAAGGAAGAAGGCTGAACTCGAGAAGGAGATGTCTGCGACATTCCCGAAAATTGATGGTTCGTGGGACTACCTCCTCAACACGAGGACTGTGGAATACACGGAAGAGCGCGTCAAGGCACTCATGGATGAAGCGCGACAGGCAAATGTCGAATTGGAGCGTATGCTAAAAACGAGTCACATCACGATGTGGAAGAATGATATTAAAAATATGTGAGCAGTAAGTAGATATGGGCGAGGCTGCTAAAATTTCCCTTAAAGCTATTGGAAAGCAGGATACGCACCTCCTTTCCAAAGACCCAGACGAATCATTCTTTAATTATGAGTCACAACGACACTCAGAGTTTCGAAAATACCATCGGTCTCGTAAAGTTATCAACAATGGAAACATCGCCGGGTGGCCATTCGCACAAACTATTAAAGTGCCATTCAATCCCACAAACATGGGTGATCTCTTGAGTAACATGTGGTTAAGTATTACTATACCCGGTATCGCGAATGGAAATTATGCGGACCAGTTGGGGCGACACATTCTCAAGAGTGTCACGATGTTCGTGGATGATATTGAAGTTGAAAAGATTCATGATGATTGGGGAATTATTTACGATGACTTGTATCTAGAAATTTCCGAAAAGGTGGCGAATAGGTTCCTTGTAAATAGAAACATAGGGTACGACGAATCGAGTCGAAACGAAGAATATGCACGATCGAGTGCCGATCTTGTCATCCCTCTCCACTTCTTTTTTTCCAGAAAGTATGCAAGTGATGAATATTCATCCAACAAACCAAATCGCCCCTACTTTCCCGTGTGTGCGATCCATCGCCAGAAGATTGAGTTTGAGTTTGAATTTCACCCACAGACATTTTTTACAAATTTTAATGGAACATTGTCGCTACCTGTATTCGACATCATCACAGAGGAGATTACCGTCAGTCCTGAAGAGAGAAATTATCTCGCAAATGAAAAGCAGACACTTGTGACAGATCTTGTGAAGAGACACTCATCGGCGGTGAACGAACTCGGTGTGTCGACGATCGTAAACAATCTCGTACCAAACATTCCAGTCAAATGTATTCACTGGTTTTTACGAAATACCGATTACGAAAATGCGAATGATGCTATCGGTACATCGAGTTTAAACGAGCGTATGTTATTCCAGAACCGATTCAATTTTTCTTCAAACGTAAATTTCGATGACCAACAAACATTTTTCCATCCCATCATGGAGTCTGCAAGTTTTCATATCAATGGTAATAGACTTCCAAACGTGACCAATACAAATCACGCATATTTCAAATATCTCGTACCGTTCAGGAACAGGTTAGCTAGGCCAATTAGAAATATTTATACGTATAGCTTCTCGATGAATCCGATTAATGTGGAACCATCGGGGAACTTGGATTTTAGTCAGATACAGTCAGATAAAACGAATATAGAAGTGAAATTGGGGGGTGCGTTAGTTGACGTAAACACAAACACGTACTCTTTGAATATGTACTACACTGGATACCAGACATTTACATTTGACCGTGGTTTCATGTCACCTGCCTAGTGAACAATTTAGTCTTGTTATTACTGATGTACTCGATAATATTATTCTTAATACACCATTTGATGAAATTCAACTGCGCGAGCGTCGTATGAATTTCATGAGATGTCCCTGGAACGACGTATGGAAACTTTTCTGATCGACAAAATGGATCAAACAACTTTTTACTGTACCCATCGAGACTCGATTTGTAAGCACAGTGAACGGTAAACAATTTACCGTCTCGTGTCGTAAATGAAATATGATTCTTCTTCGCATAGTTGGTTATGAACCATTCGAGGTTTCGTAGAGAAATACCACTCGATTTATCTAGGATGTTTAATAATTTAGATCTGTTTTCCTCTGTACTATAAAATGTGTTTATGGATGTTAGTAGGATATCAGTTTTACTCATTACCAATCATAGTACCCAAATCTATAAGCTCGTTCGAATATACACATCCCGGACAATCTTTCACATACATCAATTCCGGACTATGGTTATGACTATGATTTCTAGAGAGAGATGTATGGTTCAGGCGATTTATTTGTGTCGTATGATGCCTACAATAACCATTATGAATACCCCTGAATGTACACCGCCTTCCGTCCGTTTTTGTCCCCTTGCAGATTGTTCCAGAAAACGTCTCGGGTATATCCTTAAGAAGAAGATCTTTTGAAATGCCGTGTTTTTTTGAAATGATGTCAACGTATTCATTCATCATCGCGACGAGTCGTTGATTGATTTCTTCGTCGATGAGAACGTCTATCTTTTCATATCGGCTCATGTCTTACTGGTATTTTGTTCGTATTTTTTAAATAGGTCTTCAATCGTTCCCGCCCTGGCTCCTTTAATCCTTTCGCGCAATTCCACAGCCGTCCCAGAGTCGTCGAGACCATGCTTCTTACACTCTTCCACGAGTTGATCCTTTTTCATACTGCTGAGTGCCGGTCCAGTCTTTTTCTTTTTTGGTTTGTGCTGCTCGAGAATTTCCCCGAAAATATCCTGTTTGACATTCTCGTATAACGGATCGAGGAGATCGCACACCGGATTCAAAAATTTGTTCTCGAAATAGTACAAATAGTCTACAGGTATATTGTTTTCCTCGACGTACTTCGGATCTTCGGATTTCTCAAACGCTTTCGCCTTGGGATCATCTGTTTTCGTGAGTAGATACGGCACGCGATCACCCGACTGTGGCTCCGAACCTGGTTTACGTTCACGCATTTTTACGACAACCTGAACATGTGACTGGTTGATATTTACACTCTCGGGGCTCGTCACAGAAACGGGTTCCCCCTTAATCTTGTATGTATCGGACAAGGATTGACTCAGTACGAGTTTATCATTCGGTATGTCTCCAGACAGGAGTTCGATCGCACGCTCTTTCGCCAGCTCTTTTGGTGGACCTGGATCACTCGATGTGAGTACAACATCAAGGAGTTCTTTACACACTTCTCGAACATGTGGTGTATTGTCCCGACGAACAACCTGGAGACCCTTGATATCTATGTAGTCCATATGCATTTGGTCATCCTTCCCTTTCGTCCAGAGTTTCGCGGCGTATCGCTTTTTGGAGTATAGGAAATAGGGCCAGTAGACCTTTTCGAGTTCCAGATTGTTTGGCTTTTTGAAGAGTGCAGAACACTCTTCAGCCGCGCGTTCACCGATTTCCCAGCTGTACCTGACCGCCTCTTCACCTTTTCGGTCACCCACGTCAAACTCTACCATGACTGAATCGGTATCTCCGTACCGTACCTTCGCCCCTGGAAAGTTTGCCTCTACATAATTCTTCGTCTCTTCAATCATACCACGACCACGACATGTCGTCGTAGATGCGATCGGTACACACGGAAGAATACCCTTACCTGCACCCGTAAATCCGTACACAGAGTTCATCGAAACCTTGTACGCCAACTGCTTACCGTTGTATACTTCTTTCATGGACCCCGTCGCAGCTGCCATATCCTTCTTCGCCTTTTTGCGAAACTGTTTAAGTTCGAGGAGAATCGCGGGTAAGAGACTCGGTACACCTTGTGCGAACTTGTACACCTTGTCACCAATTTTAAATGTCTCGTATGTTACACCATCAATATTCCCATAACGATATTCATCCATCACCAATGTTGAATAACAAAGGTTATGCGCCATCATGATTGATGGGTACAGGGCTTCAAAATCAAGTGCCGTGATTGGAGTGTAGTACGCTCCTTTTTGGGCTTCCAGGACAGTCGCACCTTCATACGGCTCTTCGGGGAGAGATCCATACTTGATTGTGGGTACCATGTACCCCAGTTCACGAGCCTTTTTCGTCAGCTGACTGAAAACCTTAATTTGCTGCCCTCTTTCGACGAGGAAACAGAGAGGAACCCATGTCGCTTTCGCCATCTCCAAAAGGTTGAGAAGTGTACACAATTTTTTCAGGAGTTTATGCGGAAGTAGAGTATCCTTGATACAATACTCGGCAACTTCACCCAACTTTTTTGGGTCACCTTCCTTGTATCGAGCAAACATCTCCTTCGGTGACATATCAATTTTCTGGTCTCCTAGGTACAGCTTTGAAACTTCATTTAGTTTATAAGAATCCAGTTTGTATCCTTTCTTTACTTCATGAAACATATCGAAGATGAAACGTCCAGACATGGGAAGAAGTTTGAGAAAGTTATCACCGAGAGCGCTCGAACTCAACTTTTTCAGTAAGAGTTCACTGGGTGGTTCACGTAACTTACCCAGATTGAAAAACTCCTCATTACAGTTTTTCAAGAGAGCTCGTTTGTAAATATACTCAAGATCGAACCCGAAAATGTTCCACCCTGTAATGATATCCACATCCTTCTCGTGAAGATATTTTTGGAACGCTTCGAGCATTTCACGCTCGGTGTCGAAACTTGTGACGTCAGGTCCCTCTGTTTTTTTGTAACACAGACACGTCTTCTCATATGGTTCATCACTTCCGAACTTACAAAGTGAAACGGCAATCTGGAAACACGCATCATCTAAAACATCAGCACTTGGAAATTTTCCCGTCGAGCTGTTACACTCAATATCAATCGAAGCCACAACAAATGGGGCAATATCGTCACGGTTTACTGGTTTCAGAGTTGACCAGTCGTTACACCAGAGATCGATATCTACTTTTGCGAGATGTGAACGAACACACTCACCACCAGAGTCGAGCCATCCAGTCGACTGGATCCCGGTACGATGCATGAGCCTCAGGACGGGATCGAGGTTTGCTTCATAGACATGATACCTTCGAAAATCGCGATTGTACGCAAACACCGAATTGACCTTTCTACGATCCGCGAGGGTCTTGAAGTTGAGGCGCATGTATGCAAATTGTTCATTATTTTGAAAACCCCATACATCCTTCTTCTGAGTCACACTATACCCAGTCACATGGTCCGGGCGAAGTTTGTTCAGGTCATCGTAGAGTAGACGAACATCCCTATCAGTCGAACCCTTGGGTAACTTTACAAAAAAATAGGGTTCGAAAACAGTCGTCACACACACGGATTTACCATCTTCCGTTTTTCCTAAAATACTAATCATATGTTCGTCATCGACATCTCGCGCCTCCCAAGTCAAAGCTTGGAACACCACCATATGTTTACAATGAGCCAAAATTTTAATATCATTTATTAATAAATGTCTGCCGCTTTAATTGAGCTCGTGTCGGTGGGTGCCCAGGATGTCTACATCACTGGTAACCCCCAGGTCAGTTTCTTCCGCCAGAACTACAAGCGCTATACCAACTTTGCCATGAAGCCCGAGCGCATGGATTACATCGGTACCTTTGGTGCGAACAATGAGGTTGCCATTCCCATTCGCTCGAAGGGTGATCTCATGAGCTACATCTGGATCGAGTCTAATGGCATCGCCGGAGTTCAAGAGAATGCTACGGGTCTGTTCTCGAATGCCGCCGCGAGCCCCACTGAATTTTCGCTATGGATCGGTGGTCAGAAGGTATCCCAACTGGATTCCCTCTTCGTTCAGGGTGTACACAACCCGCTCATGCGGGACACCACCGCGAAGGCGTCTATGGCTGTCACGACCAACGCCAAAAAGGAAAACAACACCGGTAACCATTACATGATTCCTTTCTTCTTCGGTGAAGACTGGACCAAGGTGCTCCCCCTCGTGGCGCTCCAGTACCATGATGTTGAGATCCGCATCAAGTGTCGCGATGGGTACATTCCCACCGATACTCCCAAGGTGTACGGTAAC